GTGACAGGCAGGATGACACACTCGAAGCCTAACCTAGCACAAGTACCATCAAGCAGCTCACCTTATGGTGAAGAATGTAGAGAGTTATTCACAGTAGAAGAAGGATACAAGTTAGTAGGCACGGATGCTTCAGGCTTAGAACTTAGGATGCTTGCTCACTACATGGATGATGAGGATTATACCAACGAGGTTATCAATGGAGACATACACACAGCAAATCAACGAGCTGCAAATCTTGACACTAGAGATAAAGCAAAGACATTTATCTATGCGTTCTTATACGGAGCAGGTGATGGTAAAATCGGGAGCGTTGTCGGAGGAACAGCTAGGGATGGTAAACGACTTAAGGAGGAGTTCCTTAAAAATACACCGGCTCTTAAGAAACTACGAACTAGAGTTGTTAAGGATTCTTATAGTGGGTCACTTGTAGGATTAGATGGTAGGGTACTACACATACGTAGCCCACATGCAGCCCTAAATACATTACTACAATCAGCAGGTGCAATTGTAATGAAGAGAGCTATGGTATTACTTGACCATTTTACTCAGGTATACAAGATAAAGTATAAGCTAGTAGGACAGATACATGATGAGATACAAGCTGAAGTAGATGAGAGCCAAGCAGAATTCTTTGGTGACTTAGCTGTCAGTTGTATAAAGAAAGCAGGTAAAGATTTTAAACTGAACTGTCCTTTGGATGGTGACTATAAAGTAGGTGACACATGGAGGGAGACACACTAATGGCTAATAACATTTCACCAAGCTACTATCAGAAAGGTAGCATAGAAGTAACAGACTACATCACAAGTAATGAGATGTCGTTTATAGAGGGAAACATAATCAAGTATGTAACTAGATACAAAGATAAGTCCGGGATACAAGACTTAAGAAAAGCTAGATGGTATCTAGATAAACTAATAGAAACACAAATGGACATTCCAATGGAGGATATGAAATGAATAAGATAGATACTTTAATAGAAGATGTGTATGAAGTACTCGCATCAAGTAAAGCAGCTGAAGGTGTAGACACTGAGGCTATCATCAATGAGTTTGGTGAGTCAATGAAAGCTATACTCAGAGATAACGTACTCAAAGTACATGAAGATAAACGTACCTTACGCATGTCTAACATAGGCAGGAAAGATAGATTCCTTTGGTATGTAGACAAAGGTATGTCTAAAGAAAAGATGACACCTAATACCTTGATGAAGTTTCTATATGGACACGCAACAGAAGAGTTAGTGCTTGCCCTTGTTAAATTATCTGGACATAAAGTAACACATCAACAAGCAAAAGCTGAAGTTAATGGAATAAAAGGTAGCATGGATTGTGTGATTGATGATATACTTATCGATGTTAAAACAGCTGCGCCTTTTGGATTCAAGAAGTTTAAAGAAGGTGGCTTAAGATGGGATGACCCGTTTGGTTATATAGACCAGCTACGTGGTTACGCTGCATCTCTCAATGTAAAAGAAGGTGGTTGGTTAGTGATAGATAAAACCAACGGACACCTATGTACTCACTTCGAGAACTTTGAATACGATGAACCTATAGAAGAAAGAATAGAGCATCTAAAAGAAGTTGTCGCTAGTGATGAAAGACCAGAGCAATGCTATGAGTTAGTCCCTGATGGAAAGTCAGGTAATACAAAACTTGCTATGGAATGTAGTTACTGTGTGTACAAACAACACTGCTTCCCTAACATGAAGGTGTTTGCCTATTCAACTGGACCTAGGTTCTTAGTTGATGTAGTTAACTACCCTAAAGTTAATGAAGTGTATAACTACTTTGATAATAAATAAGGAGCCACTATGGGATTGCAAGATATAAAAGATATGATAACAAAAGTATTAGCTAACAAATCACTTACAGTATTTCTAGGTATTGTAGTCGTGGCTTTAGTACTTGGTTGGATAGGTTAAGAGATAAGTCTGGGGTTCTTTACATGAGAACCCTTTTTACAGGAGCATGAGAGGGGGTTACAGCGTACTTTAGCTGTAGTTAATAGTGAGGGGAGCATATGGTATACAAAGCTGTACTACAACTGCCTACCTATAGTAAGGGTAGAGGAGATAAGAAACGTACTAATCTATTTAGTATGAATATATATAGAAACATGCACTACCTTAGTTTGAACAAGGTTAAGCGTGACTACCACGAAGAAGTAGCAGAGTGGGTAAGCATACTCCCTAAGTTTAAGAGTATGACACCTAAGTACATACTATTCTTTAAAGGAAAGAGAAGGAAAGACATAGATAACTACACGTTTCCTATACATAAGTTCCTTATGGATGCTCTCGTAGAGGGTGGTGTAATAGAAGATGATAGTTATGACTATGTAAGAGGATTCACCTCAAGTTTTGGTGATGATGAAATGGAAGACAACTATGTAGTTGTTGAATTAATTGGAGATATAGATGACATTAGACAGGCAAGAGATAACACAAAGGTTAGCACATGATTACGCAACAAGAGCAAGAGTACTTAACCTTAAGTTTGAAGATGCCTACAAACGATACTACGATAGATGTAGTATACGAAGTTTGGAAACACTAATGGAACAATTCACTTGTGCTAATCTAGATAGACTTATAGTACCTAAGCTTAGAGCTAGTGAATATATTATAACAGTAAGTGATGATGATTGTGAGGATGGAGTATGCAAGCTTTAACAGTACTAATAGTTATATTAACTATAACAGGGTGTAGCCAGTTTGATAACAAGATGCTGGAACAGAAAGATATACAAGGTAAACTAATATGTCAACCAGTAGATGCAACTGGGTGTATAGGGTGGGCAAAGTGATTGAGAAAGAAGAAGAAAGACATCCTCCTCGACCACCTATGTCACCGTTTAGCTAGTACTTATTACCTATCTTATTACCTACTGGTCTACCCCAAATACCTATGGCTTCTTCAACGCCATCAGGAGTATTCCAGTAGTCATCTTCAAAGTTAGCACTAAGGTAGTTACCACCTTTACCATCTAAAGTCCAACCCGGTTTACCTGTAGACTTAGAAGCGATGTCTCTATCATCTATAGACTTCTCATAAGGAGGCATGTCATCCATCATGTCAGAGTCTTTCATTTCAGTATTATCTGGCATAGTATGAGTACCTTTACTACCTCTACTAGTTGGACCTTGAGCCATCATTAATGAACCATCAGCATCTCTTTCACCTGTTAAACCATTCTGATTAGTAAGGGCTGTTATACCTGCTGCTGTTGTTATACCTGCTGCAATTGCTTTGTCTTTATTAGTAAGCTTTCTACTTTTAGATATCGCAGTAACTTTATCAACATTAGCTTTCTTAGTAACCTTATCTACATTCTTTTCTTTCAGTATAGTATTGTTCTTAGTACTAACTTTAGGTTCTGTTTTTTTAAGTATAGTATTGTTCTTAGTACTAACTTTAGGGTCTGTTTCTTTAAGTACTCTAGAGTTCTTAGCAGATACAGTAGATGTAGAAAGAGGAACCTTAGGTTTTGTAACAACATTTCCTATCTTAGGGTCTACTTCTTTTAGTATAGTATTATTCTTAGTACTTAACATTTTATTATTCTTAGGACTAAGTATTTTTGAAGGGTTCTTAGTTGTAATACCTGCCATTACCATAGCTAATGTTGGGTCAATACCTGCATCTGTTGCATACTTTACTATCATATCAGTTAAACCCATAGGGTCTAAAGGGTCAATAGAAGTATCTTCAGCCATTATTTCTTCATCAGTAAGCATACCTCCTTCTACTATAGCTCCTTCAGTAAACTGTTCTTCTTCACCTTCATCACGCCCTAGCATTATACTTTCGTATCTCTCTGGGTTTAGCTTTCTATCTCTAAGGTCTGCTAAGAAAGCAGCTGTAGTTTCCCCTTGAGTTAGCTCTTCTGAAGCAGGTACATTAAGAGGTACATCTTCTCTACTATCTACTGAGTCTTGAATTAATTGCATCGTGTCTGCATCTAAAGGTTCTTCTACATCAGGTTCACCTTCTATAAATTCATTACCATCATAGTAGCCAAGAACAATGTTCTCACCTTTACTTGTATAAAGTTCAACCGCATCTACATTAGGGTATTCCTCTTGCATATAATCTAACCATTCATTAAATGAATAGCCTTCTAACTCATCTATATCAGAAATCATTTGTTTAATCTCTGATTGTGAAGGTACTTTTGCTGCCATTTCTATCTCCTGTTATTAATCTTCCGGGTCGCCATATTGAGGGAATCCAAAGAAACCCGTGAATACTCTTTCAAATCTTTCATCCCAATCTAAGTCTTTATCTAATATAGATTTAGATACGATAGGTACTGTCTTACCTAGTAACCATTTAGCATAATGATTAGTTCCATCTTCTTCTACTAGCCTTGGTCCTAATGGAATTCCGTTCTTAAGAGAAAACCATTGTTTATTAAACATAGCTTCCATAGCTGTCTTAGGAACTACACTTGTCTTGTTCATAAATGTATGCATCGGGTGCTGTATCCAGTGAATAGGCTCAGCTATCTGTTTAGATATAACCATACTTTCACCGCCACCTAAGTCTAACTTACCACTGTTATCGCCAGTCCAGAATTCCCACCATCCCTCCATCGTAGGTTCTTCATCACTAAACGCTTCTGTTACTGCCCACCACATTGCTGAAGTATAAACACCTGCTCTTAGTGAATAAGCAGCATACATATTCCATGCTTTAACCATATCTCTAGACTCTTTCATACCTTCCCAGTCACCTTTCTGGAATCTCTTAACCATCGCATCAGTTACTTTAGGTAATCCAGTAAATGTTTTAGCTACAATTCTTATGTTAGATATAGTCCAGTCAGGTGCAAACAATCCTAAGTTTAACCACCTTCTTTTATTAACAGGTATTAATTGAGCTAATCTATTAGCAACCTTACCTCTTACTTTCTCAGGATTAGCAGCTGCGTAGTCGTATAACCTAGTAGTAAAGTTGTTCCAGTCTAAAGAACCAAAAGCATCATTAGCAAACTCAGCTGACTTTTGTCCAGCAAACTTGTATTCTACACCTTGGTCTAATAACTTTTCTCTATGCCTTAGATAAACAGCTAACTTCATTCTATCATGTAAGTATTCCCATGTAATGTTATCTATAGCATCAAAAGCTTTACCCATTATTTTACCACCGGGTCCAAGCTTTTCTATAATAAAATCTACTTGAGGTTTACCGGGGTTTACTAATTCTTGTCTTCTAATATTAACAATTTGTAAGCCATCTTTCATAGCTTCTTGAGCTATCTCAGCAAACTCATTCTTACCTAATTGCATCTGCGCCCAACTTACTTCTCTAGTTGTAATATTACCATCTTCATCTTTGTATGTAATTACATTTGATTTAGTAACTGATTTGTTTGGACCTAGTTTAAAGGTTCCTTTCATAGCTCCTATTAAACCTAATGAATAAACACTAGACATAAATAAAGCTTGAGCATGAAACAAAGAACCAAATACAAACACACGCTTAAGTCCATTGTTCAATTTAAGTACTTTCTCTGCTATATCTCCTATAGTTCCACGGTGTCTTATAGAAAAGAAATCATTTAACACACTATGTATATTAACATGTGCTGCGTAACCTTTTAAAGCAGGATGTTCAAACTCAAGATATTGTAATCCCTCTTGAGTATTAAAACCTTTACCATCTTTGTTTTGTTTTAATATATCTAAGTCTTCTAATGTTAAAAGAGCAGGTAATCTCATGTCTTTAGGATTATTAGGAGTTCCTAAGTCTAAAGTCTTCATAGCATTTAAAGCATTTCTTCCTATAATAGCTCTACCCATACCTTGAACATAAGCGTTCATAGCATCTTTAGGTCCAAGTAATTTAAGAGTAGTACTTAACTCACCATCATCTATCATCTGTTGAATATCTGCAAGTGTACCTCTAATATTTCTTTTGTTAGCACTCTTATCAGAAAGCTTACCAAAGATAGCAGCTAAATCATCATCAGTTAATTTATCTACATTAACAAATAAGTGAGGAAAGTAGTTATTTAAAAAAGCACCTGTCTGCTCTTTGTCCATATCTTTAAGACTAAGCTTTTGCACTGTACCTTTTTTCTTAATAACACCAGCAGTTTCTGCTAGTTCACCTATCTCAAGAAGAAGGTCTTCTATTTCTTTTTTAATCTTGTTCTGCTCATCTGTTAAAGAAGGTAATCGATTTCCTTTACCATCTACTTTAGAACCTTCTATTCTAGTTATGATACTTAAAGCAGTAGCTTCAGGTAACTCATCTAAAGCAGCCATGATTCGTTGAGCTTTAAATTCCCATATCTTAATTAAATTAGAGTCTGCTTCTAATTGTTTAGCTATCTGTGCTTTAATTCTTATACTTACAGAATGTAAAGACTTTCCTGCTAAAGCTCTGTAACCTTTAGGTCCAAGTCCTACTACTAAACCAGCAGCTATAGCAGCTTGAAAAGGTTCTCCCTCTTCTTTATCAGATAAAGCATAAGCACCTACAGCAGCAGCACCAGCAGCTATAGGTAAAGCTTTTGATTTACTTTCTAAAAAACCAGAAACTCTAGTAGCTGCTCCCGGTGTAGTATTTATAGGTATATCTGTGGGTTCACTCCTAGTAGCTGCTAACTCTTCTTTTACATCATTAATGTTTCTCTCACTAGGCGTAAGTAATTCATCTGCTCTTTGATTGTATGCTCTTTCTAACTCTACAGCAGCTAAAGCATTTAATCTTTTCTCTCTAGCTCCGGGATTATATGTTACTGGCTGACCATTAGCTACTTCTTCTTGTTCTCTACGGACTAGTTCAATCTTTCCTTTCTCTCTAGCCTGTAACATAACATCCCAACTGTCTTCATTATCTAATAATGTCTTCTGATGAGGAGTAAGTCTATCGTATCTACCTGACTTGCTTACAGTAGTTTCAAACCTTTCTTGAAATCTATCAAATACTTGTTTACGTCTACCTTTATGTACAACAATATGAGGCATACCATTAACATCTATAGTTTGCGCTCCTTTAAAACCTTGTAAAGCTCCTCCTTTAACTAACCATCCATTGTCGTTAGCTATTTTCCTACCTTTATCTGTAGCTAAATCTACAAGTACATAGTCTCTATCTTCTTTTATCTCAGGGTATAACCTATTAGGTTGATTCTTAATGTCCGATATAATGCTTTGTTCTGTACTTACTTCTTTAGGAGGTAGTACTTCTTTCATTTCTGTAATTTCTTTTAAATCAGTTTCTTCTTTAGTTACTGTAGTTGTTTCTTTAGGTTTAGCTTTACTAGCTAAGTCTTTAGATGTCCTAGCCATGATACCTAATCCTGCTAATACACCAAATGCTGCACCAAAAGTAGCGCCTGCTGCAACTTCTTTACCCTTAGCTTCTCCTTGTTCTAACTGAGTATATAATCCTTCATAACTAGCACCTGCTATAGCACCTGTACCTATACCTGTACCCATCTTAGCTAATCCTCTAAGAGCAGCAGGTTGAATATTGTTAAGTTTGTTAAGAGCTTTAGCAATTGAACTAGCACCAGCAGCTCCTTTAGCTGTTAACCCTAGCCAAGCTAATACACTTAAAGGTAAGTCTTTTAATATCTCAGCAGTAAAGACACCACCTGTATAAGCAGGGTTATCTTTAAGAACCTTTATCATATCTAAAATACCTTGCTCATCTTCAGGAGCAACTCCCCATCGCTCATTAAAACTCTGACCTTTAGAGTCCATAGGAGCATCTAAATTTCCTCTCTTCTTATTAAAGACATACTCTAAGTCTCTGCTCATTAATATATCTCTACGAGAAGCTTCTGCTCTATCTTTTTCTTCTTCCGATGTTAGCTTTCTAAACTTACTTACTTCTTTATAAGCTTTAAGTCTATCTTCTAGTGCTTGTTTACCAAATTGTATACCATTTCTTTGAACATACCAATCACGTTGTTCATTATCACTAGCTCCTTTACTAAGAATCAAACCAGTAATACCAGAAGTAAACCAAGAACCTACACTTTGATGTCCACCTACAAAACCAGCGCCATAAGTATAACCCTCAGCTTGAGGATACAAAGCTAACTCAGCTGCTATCTGCTCTTCTCGTTGTTGTTCTGTTTGGAAAGCCATTAATTAAAAGTCAAACATGTCAGTCATTTGGTCCGCTGTAACATCACCCATTCCCGGAACACTAAACTTAGCACCTTCGTCTGTGTAGTTAGTATCAGTATTAGGATAAAACTTCCACCCAGCTTTAACTTCATAACCATCTTGGTCGCCTACCCAAGAACCTTTTTTCCATATCCAAGTACCTTCATTACCATCTACTGTTGCTTTAAAAGATTCACCTTGAGGAGTAGTCGTAGGGTTAAAATCTTCAGGCTCACTACCAGTACTTGTTTCAGAAGTATCTGTAGGCATAGTAGTATCAAAGTTATTAGGTGTAGCACTATTTTCAGGGGAACCACTAGTCATTTCTACACCTGCATCTTGAGTAGCTCTCATTGTTATAAACATTTCTCTCTGTAGTCCTACATAAGAGTTTAGTTGTTTTTGTGTATCTTTATAAGCGCTATCCTTACCCATATGCTTTTTAATTAAAGCTTCTGCTTGAGCTATTGTTTTAACTTTTGCAGCGTCAAACGTAATTTCATTCTTTTGTAAGAAATAATGAATAGCAAAACCTTCACCACTAGCACTAGCATCTCTTTCAAATTCTCTAGCATACTTACCACCAAATATCTTTTGCTTATGTGCAATTAATTGATTTTCTGAATTCATCAAAGTATTAGCAGTAGTAGCATTAGCTACAGCTGTTTCATTAATTTGTGTTTGTAACTCTTCGTAAGCATCAGGGTCTATCTTACCAACCTCAGCTAGTAAAGCAGCTCTACCTTCTTCTGTTTCCCAGTCAGCGCCTTGAAGTATCCTTGTAACCGCTGCTTCTTTATCTTCAAATCCCATGCTTGACATAACAGCAGTGCCGAACATGCTTCCTGCTGCTCCTGCATCTTCTGTCATACTTGCTGAACGACCTAGTGCCATCTTATTCTCCTGTTAATCTATTCTGCTTCTTCTAGTTCTTCCACCTCTACCACCTTTAATAGCTGTTGACCTATCAGCACCAAATTTAGTTTGATTAGAAAGCATTTTATTATTATTACCAATTTTAAATTTGCCATCAATTACGGACTGACCTAAGTTACTACCAAACTTAGAAAAACTCTCAGCCTTCTGTGTTTGCGCTCCTGATAGTGCTTCAAGTCCTGTTTTAGCAACACCAGCTTTATTACTAGCATCTGTTAAAGCTATATCAGCATAACCTTGAGGTAGTCCTTCTATATTAACAGCTTGATTTACACCAGTACTAATCCTAGCTCTGTACCTATCAATAATATCTTGAACATCTGTATAAGATTGATTATATACTGCTGATTCTGCTTGTTGATAACCTGCGGTATTCTGTCCTCTAGCAAACATCATCTCTGAAGCACCTAACATACCTCTAGCATTACCTTGCTCATCAAACTGAGCTTCTGCTCTAGCTTGATTTCTACGTAAAGGGTCTACTCGTTCTTCAAATAAAGTATTAGCTGCTCCTGCAGGTCCACCTTCTTGATAAGCACTTAAATAACCTTTGTTAATTTCAGCATCATCTAAGAAATAATCTCTTTCTTTAGCATATTTTTCATCTAACCCTATGTTAAAGTTACCATCTGAATCAGTTGTAAAACTGCCATAGCCTCCTGTAACATCTTTAGGGTCTACAGAAGCAAGAGCTGTGTTAAAAGCATCCTTGTTTCCTTTTACATTATCTTTATTAGCTTTATAGCTGCTCCAAGCTGAAATGCCTGTGCCTATTATTTGCGCCCATGGTAACATACTCTAATCTCCTGTCCTTGTATTTCCATTGTTATCTATTGCTGTTCCTGCACTACCGCCTGAACCACCTGTGTTACCACTACTATTAGTATTAGCACCTGCTGCACCTGCTGAACCTATATTACCACCAGCTCCACCAACTCCACCATCAGCGCCATCATCTGCTGTAGCTGAACCACCACCTCCACCAGAAGATAATCCTCCACTAGCACCTGAACCTGCGCCTGAGCCTCCAGCAGCACCAGAGCCATAAGAAGCACCACCTCCTCCTCCACCACCAGAACCATAAGAATAGCTTTGAGAGAAACCACCGTGCCAGTTTTGTCCACCGGAACCGCCTCCACCGCCACCTCCTCCACCGAGGATTGAACCGTTGTTGTCTAAAGTAATATTCTTTTCTAATTTTAAAGCAGTACCACCAGCGCCACCAGCATAACCATTAGCAAACCCACGATTACCTGCTCCACCATTTCCACCTGCTCCATATATATAACCATTGTTAATAATAGTTAATACACCAGCAACACCAGAACCAGTTAATAAAGCAGGTGTGCCTGTAGAATTTGAATAAACATAAACACCAGAGCTAATGACTACATCAACATCACCTAGTTTATTATCGGCTGAAAGTACAGTATCTAAATCTAATTTGTTTACATTACTAGAAACTGTATAAGTAAACTTGCGAGTGTAGAAAGGTTTCCAAGTGCCACCATCTTTAATACTACCAGTTATAACTTCTTTCCAAGCACCACTATCTTTAACCTCTACTTTAGTAGGTTCTTTCCAAGCACCACCATCTTTAATACTTAGGCTCATTAGCTTGCTACTTTATAATGTATGTCGCCATTAGCACCACCAGTAGCATTACCTGTACCTACTGTTCTAGTTCCATAACCATTAGAAGAAGCTGCAACTGTAGCTGCTGTTGTGACAAAAGCAGTTGTAGCTACTAATGTCGTATTATTACCAGCACTTGCTGTAGCCGCACTAAATGCTTCTGAAGCACTACCATTAACATCGGCTTTAGTATTTACCGCAGCTTTTACAGCAGTGAATTCTGTGTGGAAGTCTGCTCCACTTATTACTTTGTTAGCATCTGAATCAGCAAGGGCATCCTTACCAGACCAAGAAACCGCTAGATTATAATTTGCCATTATCTTATTTTCCCTTGTTTGTGAAGAAGTGTTAAATCTTGTAATGAAGCATCATATCCATTACTTTGTATACTTATTGAAATCTTAAGGTTCTTAGCAGAGCCTGTTAATGATGTTCTATATTCTCTTAGTCCATACACAGGTTTATAAGTAGAACTGCTAGGATGAACCGTTGCGCTGTGTGTATGCGTAACTGTGGTAGCTCCATATAAAGAACTAGAAGCTCCCCATAAAGATGTACTACCTGTAGTTGTAGGAGCTAAAGTTATAGATGTAGTCTTAGAAGGACTAGAACTATAATCTTTATACCACTTAAGACCTAATGTAGCACCTGACCCACCTTCAAGAACCATAAACAATCTTTTTAACAAAGAAGCTCCTACAGAATCTCCTAAGTTTACCCAAGTAGTTTCAAAAATACCAGTATAAGAAGCATTACTAAAAGTAGCAGCACCTGCTAAGTCTGTATCAAAATAACCTTCATAACCAGCTATAGCACCATCTTTTTGTCCTATTAACATACCATATAAAGTAGTATAAGTTAAACTTGCTGGTTCTCTGTCTACGTCAAATGTCCAAGTTGTTACTCTTGGTGCTTGATTAGGCGTTCTATGTTTAAAATCAAACACATAAGTAATGTTACTTGCAGTAAATGTCATTACATAGATACCTTCGTTTTCTATGTAAGCTGATTTAACTGCTGTGCTTTGACCTATGTTTCTAATTAATGTATCTTTAATGTTTACTGAATAATCAATTAAAGGAACTTTATCTTTTTCTGAAGTACGAGCTAAAGACCTAAGTCCAGTAGAAGATAAGAATATTAAATCATCACCTATGCTTTGTATTGAATCTCTAGCGACACATCCTACTCCTTTAATTACTTCATTTAAAGCCATAGTAGCTATGTTAGAAGGATTACTATATATAACAATGTTGTTCTTACCGAAGATAACTAATTGTCCATAGAAAGGAGCAATAGATATAATCTCATCTGTACCCCATACACTTCTTAAACTTATAAACCCACCATTAGAAGCACTGTTTTCAGAAGTTGTTCTAAAGTCATCCGCATCTAACAAACTAGAATAATATAAAATATCCTTTGATTCAGCAACACCACCTACCCACATCCTACCATAGAAACCAGTACCACAACTAGGTTTAAACTCTCCAGATGAAACAGTAGAAGGTCTATGAGCATTATCAAAAGCTGCCCATTTAGAACCTGAACTTGCTGAACCATCATATCTTTGTGGAACAGTATCTACATGGAAGCAACTTAATCTATTATTAAAGTTTACAAACTGCCAATCACCTGTTGTACTTCCTACTGTATGTTTAACATCAGCGCCACTGCTAGGATATGCTCCAGCAGGTGTAGTAAAATCTACAGTGTATATACTAGTACCGTGACTAGCAAATATCTTATTAGTACCACCATCATTATGTTCTATTATACTTGCAATAGCTACCCCATTAGGAGCAGCAGCATTAGGAGCTACCTTCTGTTTAAAACCTTTACGTAAAGCAATACGACCTGACTCTCTAATAACTATATTATCTGCGTGAGTAAGATAAGAAGGGTCTAGTGTTGCTGGATTATCTTGTGTATTTAACCCGTTAACACCAATGTCCCTTAAAGGTTGGTATTGTAATTCTTTAGCCATTAATGTAAGTTGCTCATAAACCAATCAGTTTCAAATTGTGCATGTCCACTGTCTACCATTACTGCTTGACTTAGAGAATTAGAAGCTTCTTCAGCTGCTATAGCTGATTGTGTACCTCCATCCTCTCCTCTTTCTGATATACTCCTTGCCCAAGCTCCTAAGATTAAAGGCTGTACAGGTATCTTTACTACAGTACTTGCTGTCTGTAAAGTAGCTTGATACTTAACTATATCAAAAGAGATAACTTCAACTTTACTAGGAACAGGAGATAAATCTATCTTAAGATTATTAGAAGAGTCAGCACCATTAAATCCATAGTAGTGAGGCTCACCAGAAGAATCAGTAGGAAACTTCTCTCTATTTAAGTAAGCTCTACTTACTTGTACTAGTTGATTACCTGTAGCATTATTAACTACATCCATTATTTTAAAGTCCTGACCTGAAGATAAGTTGTAGTTTTTAGTACCAGCTACTGTAGATACATCAACTGTTTCTCTTAAGACTAACCAATCATGGTAAGACTCTATACTTCTTTTAGCATCATTAACCATACTGCCAATTACTTTTTGATAATCTGTAACTGTAGTTGAGTCATTAATATTACCTGACCAGTCAGTAGCTATTGTCTCTTCTCTAAGTCTTATTAGTACTTCATTGATTAGTTCTCTGTATGTCATTATTTCCCCTTAGCTAATTGCGCACCAAAGTAAAACTCTATTATCATTGTTGCCCATCCAAATATCTCATCCATCTTTAATACCGAACCTGCTTGTATAGTTACATACTCTACTATGTCAGGTGTAAATTGAATACCTAGTATACTAAACCCTTCTATTAGTGTAGGTATAACAGTTGGAACATTAAACCACACTGGAGCTACTTGAGTAAAGATTATCAAAGCTAATATAACTAGGATAATAATTCTTCTATTCATAGCAGCCATTGGACTTTCTTTGTCTGCTCTATCTCTAGCTTGATTAATAGAATCATTACGTACTTGTAAGTTCTGTATCATCAGCTTCTGATTCTCTGCTGCTGCTTGACTCTTAAGTGCTAATAGCTTACCTATAAATCCTAACATTATTGGTGCTATATTTGTTATAAATCCTATCACGATAAACTCAACAGAAGTAAATAACATTCCATTGGTGCTATGTTTGTTATAAATCCTATCATACTATACTTAGTGCCTCTATTATTCCTATCTGTGTAATTATATACCAACCTATAGCACCGTAAACACTCCATTTAACTTGCAACATACTATTGTTAATTTTTTGAATACACTTATTAGTTTCATCAATTCTACTAAACAGCTTGGTTATCTGAGAATCGTGTCTGTCTGATGTTGTTTCTAATCTTGCCACTCTATCTTCATAATCTAACATAATTATCCTAGTTTGCTAATGGGTTGTCTAAGGCTCTTTGTAATTTAGCACCAAGCCTATCTTCTAATTCTTTAATCTTTCTATCTGTGTCTGAATACAAGGCATCTCTTCTTGCATCAAATCTCTCTCCAGCTACATCAATAGTCTTATCTATCTCATCTTGAGAAGCATTTACTTTGTTCTCTAACCTATCCATAAGACTTTCTTGTCTTGCTAGGTCATCCTTCAAATCATTCTTAATAGTCCTAGTATAGTCTTTAGCTAACTCTACTGACTCACTTACACTTACTAATGTTTCTTGTATAACAGCTATGTCTTGTTCTATACCAGTAATATCAGGTGGTTGGTACTCCATTACAGTAGCTTTAAGAACTCTAAACTCATTAAACAATTCAAATCCAGCCCAAGCACCGCCACCAATCATACTAATAAGTGGTATTATTAGTAAAAGTTTACTCCCGCCTACCTTAATACCACCATATTCTACTTCTGCCATTGTAAATCTACCAGTTTGTTATGTAATATTTCATTAGCAAGTCCATT